CATGTGGTCGATGCTTCTCTGGATGACCAGGATATTTTTCGAGGATCGTTGTTGGCCCCAATCGCAATGATGTGTCGCTCATTGCTTACAACAACAGATTGACAAGCGGTGGGTGCATTGGTCAGTGCCACACCCGCAGCATCGGGTGATCCACTTCCCGCATCGGGTCGCCATTGATAAATTTTTCCATCACTCGAACAGCAGAAGATTAGGTACTCACCCCAATTGTCGAAAGAATAGCTGTGTGCGTTAAATCCTAAACCCGATTGACTCCTGGCATCTCCATAATCTTCTTGACCATATTGATATGCACCGTAACCCAATGGGTCGGTGCTGGATGGTGTGGTGAATCCCGATGGTGTGATGTCGTACCAAACAAAGTTATAAAGCACATAAACTTTCTCAGATGTGCCGACAGCGAGTATTTGATCGCCATCGTTCTTGTTGTAGGCATACAAGCCAATCGGCGTGCCTGTTAGAGCTGTGCTTCTTAAATTATCCCAGCCACCAATCGGTCGCAATACTCCTTCATCGAAGCGAATTAAATTCGAGTCAACCCATCTTCCTTTTTCAGAATAATCAGTACCAGATGTGACCACACCTGGTGGGGGAGTGACTGAAACAAGGGCCATGATTATCCGCCTATCGTTTTGGTCTCTGATGTCGGATTGATCTGCTCAGCGATGTTTGCATCAAGCGCGTCTTTTAGAGCTTGCACTTCATCTTCACCCATTGCTGTTTCAGTCCAGCCTTCAACGATTGACTCAGTGAGATCAGCGAAAGGAATAAAATTTTCAATGTCATCAGTAGAGATGCTCTGCGTACCATACACGCTTGCAGTGTAAGGCACTTGCTCGCCATCGACTTCGTGCGTCTGATCGCTTGTCGCATTCATTCTCCAATGCACATTATAGACGACATCGCTGTGATCATCGTGTGTGGGGTACACATCAACTGTTTTACAATCCCATGCGTAGTTTGCCATTTTAGTTTCCTCTTAGTTTATTTAATTAGCTTTCTAAAGCTGTAATTCTTGCTTCTAGTGCATCAATCTTGTCATCTGCTTCTTGCAAGGCTTTAATTAATATTGGTACAAACACAGAATATTTAACTGTTTTGACATCTTCTTCTTCATCAATTGTGACTAATGAAGGAAAAATAGTTTCTAGTTCTTGAGCGATTACTCCGATTTGTTTTAGATCGTCACCAATAAAATTAAAATTTCTAACTCTTATTTGATTGATTTCGTTCAGCTTGTCTGTGGCATCAACAATGTTTTCTTTAAGGCTGACATCTGATATCTGTCCGTAAGAGTTATTGGTATTTTGAACATCACCATCACCATAAACCCTGAACTCACCAGCATTTCCATATACATTCATCACATGGCTTCCACCAGTTACATCTTTAGAAAATTTGGGTCTACCATCAGCAAATAAACAGATTCCAAAATTAGAAGAATTAACTGTTGTATCACCCCGACCCACCAAGAAATTTCCACCACTAGTAATTCTTGCTCTTTCAGAAGCATTAACTTTAAACTCCATTCTATCGCCACCATGAGAATAGGTTATTCCTCCAACATCGTTGTCATCAGCATCAGCAAAATGGATTACACAATCATTATCATTTGCAGAACCCAAAGTTATTCTTGCGGCTGCATCATCTTCAAAGAAAGCAATCGTTCCCGCTCTTGGAGTAACACCCGAGCTTGCACTATCTACAACGTGCAAAGGTTCTACAGGACTTGAGGTGCCGATTCCAACATTCGCACCAGAGACAGTTATTCTGTCGGTAGTACCTAGTGCTGAACCTTGAGATATTTTGAACTTATCTCCATCGGTATTATCTATACCAATTTCATAGTTTTCATATCCAGCTATGGTGAATCTTACTTTCGGATCACCAGCACCATTTTGAGTCGTTATGTCAAACAAAGAGTCATCACCAGCAGTTGTGCCGCTATTGCTTATTGTGCAATTTAAATCTTGACCATTTGTACTATTGGAGACTCTAAATGCACTTGCACTTCCACTTGTATTTACGTCAAGCGTATATGAAGGACTTATGGTGCCGATTCCAAGTCTTTTATTCGGCAAATCAAAAGCAGCAACATCTGCATTAGTTCCACCTGACCCACCATAAATTATAAATTTTCCGCCTGCGTTATATATTTCAGCGACATCGTTAGCTGTAGAGTCTTTTAATACTATGCCGGGATCACCACCTTCTACATATAAATACTTTGAAATTCCTGCAGCAGTTGCAGGAGTTGCACCAATTCCAACTTGGTTATTAAAGATAGCTGTTCCTGCATCTGACATATCAAGGGTAAGAGCTGTGATTGTTGACCCACCATCTTTCCCTTTAAATATTAAATCTCTATCATCTGCTCTTGACATAATTGTAAAATCAGTAGAGTCAGCAGATAACAATCCCCACTCAGTACCGCCATCTTTTAAGATTATGTCTTCTCCATCTGCATCAAGAATAATGTCGCCTGCAACATCTATTGTTAAGTTTCCACTTGTTTTCTCAATGTAATCCCCAAGAGTAAGCGGACCACCAGTTACTACACCACTATTGAAGGTAGCTTTACCTGCTTCGGACATATCTAAAGTAAGAGCAGTTATATCAGAACTACTGTCTGTACCTTTAAAGATAATGTCTTGATCTCCAGTTACAGCGTCAATATAGTTATGTGAACCGTCGTGGTAAATCTCTAAGTCGTCCCCTGTACCTAGTTTTATCTTAGCGTTGTCTGGCATATCCAGATGGGAAGTCAAATCTAAAGTAGAGGACATCTTCACATCGCCAACAATATCTACAGGCACAGACGGGCTCGCCGTACCCAAACCCACCCGCGAGTTTGCGTTATCGACTACAAAAGTAGGAGAATCGAAGGCAACGTCATTCGAGCCAACGGTCAAAGTGCCTGGCATCGTGATATTACCTGAGAGTTTTGCTGAAGTAACAGTACCATCGCTAGGAGTACCGATATTGACGGGGTTGATAACATAGACAACTACCTTCCTACCCGTCGTAACGCCTGCAGACATTGTCAAAACGTTGTTAGAAATACTATATGAATCTTGGTTTTGGAATACACCCTCAATAAACACGATCAAATTATCTTCTGCCGCTGGTGTATCACTTAAAGTAAAAGCTGTTTGCCCGTTGGTTGCAGTAAATGTGTCTACTGTCAAATTAGAGCTTTGTAGGTTGATAAGGTTATCTATGATAACCTCAAGTTTTAAACCATTCGATGGCGCAGCGTCAAACGTCAGTGTTGAACCACTGAACGAAAAAGTGTCATGGTGTTGCATGACACCATCTAAAAACACCATCGCATTATTCTCATTCTGCGGATTAGTACCAACATCATACGATGTCGCACTGCTTGCCGTTGTCGCGTTGTAGACTGTTTGGTTAGCTGACTTAGCCGCGATATTCTGTTGAATATCCGTTAGCAACGCAGCTGCAGCACGCAGTTGTACCGTATCGCCTGACGAAAACGTTCTGGCAGTAGTGTTATCCGATGCACGGACCACGGTCCACGTTGTACCACTAACCGCTGTAACTTTGACTATTTCATTATTAGTGCCATCATCTATTGTGGCATAGAAGTACTCGCCCGCCCCTGGAGCAGGGAAGGTTGAGCTACTCGCCACACTAATACTTGTAGCACTTGTACTACTAATCGCAGCAGAAAGAGTAGTGCTGGCGTTATTTGTAAACAGTACGCCCACTTATCTACTCCTATTAACTAACAGTTACAGTCCAAGTGACAGTCATGGAGTCATTAGCGCCTTTGTTTACTACAGAAAAGACTGTTCTACACAACATAGTACCACTAGAACTTGCGTTCAAGATGCCTGCTTCTGTTACCGCACCTGTACCTGTACCAGCTGCAAATGTAGCTGTATAAGTAACAACGGCGTTAGAAACAGCAGTACTGGTAAGTGATACACGCCCTAGTTCAGAACCAAGAGCAGTGTTTCCAGCTGCAGCAGCAGTAGTACCAGAGCCAACAGCCATGTGTGACATGGCAGTTGCTGAAGCATCTTTTATTCTGCTTGCAACGTAGTTTTTACCAGCTGTAACAACCAAGTTGTCAACGTCCTGTACAAGTTCATCGTTAAGATGGATCTGTAGGTGTCCTTTTAGCTGTAGTTGATCATTTATGCCTGACATAATTACCTCTTATGCATTTAACATGGAGTTGTTTAGAGCCGTGGTATTTAATGGCCCGCCTCCAATAGTTAATTCTACCGATATTGAATCCGATAATGAAGCAGTATCTGCATAGGTAGGGCTAAACAGCGCTGTTAATGCTTCTGACATCGTTACCGAATCCGCCTGAGTGCCTCTACTAAAGGACCAACTTGAAGATTCAGCTAAACTAGCTGTTTCCGCAATAGTACCTGTAGAAAAGGCGTTCGCAAAACTCTCTGATATTGTAACACTTTCAGAGGCAGTTGTGCTAAACGCATATGAAAGAGCTTCAGAAACTGACACAATGTTGCCTTTAATCAACGTTACATCGGTCTGTAGCTCATCATCTACACTGGCTGCGTCATCCAATGTAAATGAATCCGAGAAAGTACGCGCAAATTGCACGACTCTGCTGAAGGAATCTGAAAAAGAAAAACTATCCGCTATGGTGTAGTCAAGAGAATACGCTAGCGAATCTGAGAATGAAAAAGTTTCCCCCGTGGGTTGTATAGAAACATTAAAAGTTGGGGCATCTGAAAAACTAAACGAATCAGCTGCTGCTTTACCTAAACTATACGACAATTGTTCTGTTACAGATGGTGTTTCCGCAAAAGCCCTAACAAAGTGCATTGTTTTAGATAAAGACTCTGCCAAAGACACTGTTTCAGACTTAGCTGTATTAAGTGCTTTAGCCACAGTTTCATTTTCTGCATCAAACGTAGCAGTGTCTGCCTTAGCTAAACTAGTTGCCAACGAAGATAAAGCATCGGACATAGTGACTTTAAAGTCAGCCTCGTCCTGTCCAAAGTAATTATGCTCAGCAGTAAAGTACATGTTCTTACTGTCTGCATCTGTAATGATGTCTGCGGCAGTTAAGTTAATGTAATCTACAACGTAATCAAGAGCAACATAGGTAACAGTAGATTTTGCAAATACAAAAGTAGACACTGACTCCACAGAATCAGTATCAATCGTTAATTTTAAATCAACGTAATCAACTGTTATTTTAAATGCCATTAATCAAAATCGTCTCTAACTACAAACTTAATAAAGTCTTGAACCGTTTGTACTGCAGAAGCAGACGTCGTATATTCAATTTCACCCTCGAAAGTGCCTGCTGCGGTCCACGTGCCACTAGGAAATGTACATGTACACGTTCCATTTGCCGCAGAAACAAGAGCGCAAGTGATTGTAGAAGAAACGGTAGTTGAACCTACTTCACGGATTCTAAGTTTTACTGTGCCCCCAGTTAGGTTTATAGGCGCCCAAGTGTCTGAATCCTCAGCATCTAGGGTTGCCCCGGAAGCGGCAGTATTACTATCCTTTAGCGTAAAGTTCAAAACGGGGAGAGTATCCCCTACTACTAATTTGATTGTCGATGAATATGCCATATTAATTCTCCATTATAACCCAAGTAGTTCGCCAGCGCCAAGATCATAAAAAGGAAGGAAATCTTTACCACGGACTTTGCCGTTCATAAGTTTTTCTACACGCTCTGCTGTAGGACCAAGAGGTGGAACCCACCATTGTCCCCCATATTTACCAGCGTCTAACATAGGTATTATTAAACCAAATGCTCCTAACGCACCCGAACGGTCTATAATTTCTCCGGTATACTGAGGCCAAGTCATGTTATCAGAACGGAATACCGCTGGATCCATGCCCCTACCAAAATATTTAATTAGTTCTCTTATCTCTAAACCAAGCATAGTTAGAGGTAAAAGAGCTGTTGCTCCTAAAACTAAAGGTATAGCTGCAGATGTAAGTTTACCATCTTCAGAATACCTATTGTTAGCTTCTCTAAGCGTACCGCCTATAATATTTTTACCGTATGCATAGAAAAACGATTTAAGCTGCCAGACTACAGCAAAATGTGGGCTAGAAGCCCAGCCTGGACGCTCAGCTGAATTTGGTCTCATTATAGATTCATCTACAAACCTTGCAATTGCAGCTCTTACTTTTTCGCCTTCCGCTGTTTCAAAGCTGCGCCCATTTTTTACCCATTTCTTTATATCTTCTCTTGTAATTTGAAGTTCTTCTAGGTGTCGGGTCGCAATGTCAGAGTTGTCTGCAGCTTTAGTAACCAAAAATTGTTCTCCCATTCCCGCAGCAAATACCCTTGTAAACTTAGTGTAAGCTTCTAGTCCTGTAGCAATAAAGAATTTTTCAGTGGCAAACTTACTCCAATCCCCCATAAACCCAAGTTCAGCTGCATTAAGATACATCGTATTAAGCGAGTCAAAACTAACTACACCTACGTCCCTAGCAAAAGCACGAGCTTGCTCTCTGTTATTAAAATACTTACGCATCTGTTGACCAAAAGTTTTTATTGCCCCAAAGTCTTTAGAACGTAGCACAGTTCCACCTAAATCTGGCAAAGAAGCAAGAGCCGCAAAGGTAAGCATAGTCACTACGTTAAACGCCAATATAAAATTATTAAGCTGACGAAGGGGTTTACTTTTGATCCCACCTACAACACCTAACATAGAACGAACTGCATTTCTTGCTTTTGCTCGTTCTCTAGGATCAGCTATTCTATTAATATGAATTTCACTAGCTTGCCAACCGTTAAATTCTTGCCCAACTTTTACATCAGACTTTAATAAAAAGCCTAATGGGTTATCAAGTTTTTCATTTGCTTTTAAATTAAGGTTTTTCTGACGTGTCTCTTTTGCAAGTTTTTTTGCATTATCAATATCTGCTTGAGTTACTTGTGCTGTAACCCGTTCTTTATAATCAATACGTTTAGTCATGTCCTGCACGTACGTAACTAAAGCTACATAAGGGTCTTGTAATACACCTATATCACGCAAATCTTTGTTAGGAATCTTAGTAAACACATCTGAACGCTCTTTTGCCATACCAAGAGACACTTCTGAAACTGTGTCTTGTGGGTCATCTGGGTTTCTTTCATTTTCTTGAAGCATTTTCTCCACATACGCTTCTGCTGCCTCCAAAGGCATTTTGTTATGTTTTACAATAACTGAAGCTAAAGCAGCCCGTTCTCCATTTTCATTATCTAACAACGCTTCCATATTAATAATACGAGGGTAAAAGTTTTCTCTAAATTTAATAAGGGGGTCTTTGCCTTCAATATTATCTTTATAAAAATCTTCTAAGAAACGCCTAACTTTTTTAGCTTCTGGAGACAACTGCCCGTAAGCTAAAGTGTCGTCCTCTGCTTCTTTTAAAGTTGCTTCCCATGCATCTATATCTGGCTCTCCGTTCTTTTTCTGGGGCGCCAATTTGCCAAGCTCATTTAATCGCATGTACATTAAAGATATACGACCGTTTAATGTTCCAGTAGCAGCTTTTGACTGAGAAGGGTTATAAATCATATCTGCAAAAGCAGGATCTAGTCCTGCCCTAGTTAATACTCTTTTTAATACGTTGTGGGCAGGTAAAAATAAATATTCAACGCCCCAGTGTCTTCTATCTGTAGGCAAAAGTTCTCCCATTGTCTTGAGAGTTTGCACCGCTTTATTTTTTATTCGGACACGTAGGGGCTTAGGCATGTAAGCATCATGCACACCGCTAGCGACATCATCTACCATGTCTCGTATTTCTATTTCTTGTTCTATCGAAATAGGGTTTTTACTATCACGTATTGCTTCACTAAGTTCTGACACATAAGCATCAAAATCCATATTTAAAGTAAAACGTTTTTGCAAAAGTTGATCTAACTGCTTAAACACGCCTATTAGTTTTTTAGCTAAGCGTTTAAAGAAACTATCAACCGCGTTAGTCGCTTTTGTCGTTCCTTTAGGCCCCGCTTGCATTTCTTTAAGTAACCAAGTGCCCATTTGATCAGAAAACCATTCCTCAAAACCATACTTCCCTTCATATGCTACAGTTCCAACTCTTTTTTTATCTGCTTCAAAAGCTTTTTGTAGTCTTTGCCGCATATTTTTATTAACTACAGCGTTTTCAATTGCTTGGTTATATATCGAATGTCCTATCTCATGTCCCAAAGCTAACAAGGCTTTTTGTAGTTGTATGGGTGTAGCATTTTTAGGTAAGTTTATTAAAATAACCTCTGTGTCTGCAAACTTAATCCATTTACCATTTTTATTCCCTGCTTGCATATCAGTAGCCAACATTTTTAAAATATCGCTTGCTTTGTGTTCTTTTCCGTCAAATTTAAACTTGCCTCCAGCTTCTATATATCCTTCTCCTGCATTTAACCTAATGCCTCCTTCCTTTAAAACCTGTTGTATACTCAAAACAGTTAAATTCCTACGACCAAAAAACTGTCTAGTTATGCCACCTAAAACAGGAATGATACCTTTAAACACTGCTTCTATATCGTTACCAACAAAAGTTTTTTCTTTTGGTGTTGTTGCTTCTTTTTGCGAAGGTCCAAAAACAGTAGGAGAGCCTAGCCCCCGTTTCTCACGTCTTTCATCTCTCATTCTAAGATTTGTTTTAGTGATTGCTTCGCTTGCCTTACCTCCTTCGCGGAAATTATCATTCTCCATATAGACTTGTTGAGTATCTGGATCTATTTTAAGTCCAGCATATAAATAACCTTCTTGATCTAGTCTTTCTTCTGTTGCGGTTTTTTCAACGTCAATCTCCATACGATCCGCTAAACCTTGATCCAAAAGCCTTGAGATAGTGCTATATACAGGGTTATCCATTAAAGAAGCAAAAGCATAAATAGCTTCTGCGTTATCTGCTTGCCAAAAGTTTCTTTGGTAAAGAGCTTTAACATTTTCGCTCGCTTTACTTATATCTCTATTTAAAGTTTCATTCGCTTTTTCAATTGCTGGGTTAGCCCTGTTTGCTTCTTGTTGAGAAATAGCAACATTTGCTCCTTTTGGTTTACCTTTACCTTCAACGTAATAATGGTTCTGTTTGACGCCTTTTTTCTCGCCAAGTTCTTTACCAATCATGTCAACGCCTATAGCCCCACCTGAGTGGTTTGTGTATCCAGAGTCAAGTCCACGTCTCTCAGCAACAAAAGCGCTTAAAGCTTCTGCGTGGTTTGGGCTTTGCTTGCTGTAATACAACAAAGTAGCATTATCCAAAGCTCCAGAATCAATTTGTTGTAGCACCCAGTTGCGTCTTTCCTGTTTAAAGTCGGTGTGGGCTGTACCTTCTAACCATGCTTTATATTGATCAACACTATCTTGTAAATTTTTAGTTTTTCTTGTGTCTCTAGTTTGTGTTTCAAGGTGACTAAAAGGATTACCATAGTGTTGTTCACCTTCTTTACGAAGAACATTTATACCTTTGCCCGCAGCCTCATCTGCTTTAACATTTTTAGATACAACAACGGTAGGGCCTGTGCCCACGCTATCAACTCCGCGATAAAGCGCTGCGATTTGGTTTCTTATTCGCTTATTAAAGGCTTCGTTTACGAAAATTTCTTTTGAAGGAACACCCCTTATTTTTTCTAAAAGCTTAGGAAATTGGTTAGTCCAAAAATCTTTTTTCCCAGAGGGGTTGTTATGTGTAAGTTTAGCGTTGCCTGTTTTTTTAAGAAGAGCCATTGCTTCTGGGTTAGCAGCAAAAGAAGCCCGCATAAGTTTTTCCATTAGTTTTATGTTCCAGTCATTGTCTTTTTTCGGTTCGCCTTTTTTAAATACTTTACCTTGCTTCCACCTACTATCGTTATAGACTGTTTCATTAAACTGGCCAGTTTTCCAACTTTGATATGCATGTTCAACTGAATAGTACTGTTTACCATCTACATATTTAAATGGGCGTTTTGCAAAATTACTGAGAGACTCGAAAGTATTTTTGTCTGTAGACCATACATTAATAGTTGTAGGCGAAGTAAATTTAGGCTCTGCGTCTCGCGTACCAATAATGGCATGGTCTTTTGTAAGGTCTGGTGCCTTTTTTAATTCTACAAAACCTTTTTTACCTGAAGGTAAATCTTCAGCAAACATGTCTTGTTGTTTACTAAGTGTTGTCCATTCATACCATTTACCCCCATCAAAAACATATACAGGTTTACCCATGTCAAGAGCCATTTGTACAGCCCAACCCGTACCGCCGCTAACGACCTGCTGTGGCACAGTCTCTAAAAGTTCTCTTAATTCAAGGCTTGTTGGTACTGGGTCGCCTTCTTTAACGTCCATTCCAGCTTTATTCAAAGCTTCTGCTTGCCGCTTGCTAAGTCTACTAGGTTCTAATTTTTCGCCTCTATTACTTATCGCTTGGCTATAAGATACGTTTTTCTTTCCGTGTCTATACAAAGGTGTATTAACCCATCCATCAGATTGGTTTAAAGGCTTGCCAGCAAAATGTATTTTATATCCTTGTTCTGCCAACAAATCTAAAGCTGTATCAAAAGCATCAGCTACATACCCCGCTTCCAAAGTATATTCTGTAGTCAAGCCTCGTCGTTCTTGGTTAACCTGCATTGCAAAATCAATTAGAAAACTAATATCTACAGCCTGGTATTTTGTATCTTCCCCTGGTTTTTTGACAGACCAGCGTTCCGCAAGAGCAAATTTTCTTCGTTCAGCTATTCTGCGTCCAAAACCTTTATTAGATTCTCCTAAGTTTCTTTCTAAAGCAAAAGTAGAACCAATACCTTTTTGAACAATGTTTGAAAGTTCTGCTTGTACGCTAATCGTTTCTGATTCAGGGGTTCTTTGTTTTACTATGCCCCACTCGTTGTTTTCGTTAAGCTCTAAACTGTATACTTCTGTAGGGTTGTCTTTAGATTCTTTAATAAAAGCCTGTAAGGCTTCATTTGGAACACTGTTGATTCTGCCAGTAGTTGCCATTCCAAATTCTTCTATTGTTTTAGAAACCCATGTTGTTCTTTCTTCCGGTCCTATAATGTCATAAAAATCTTCTTCTAAATTAATACGTGCCCTTCTTGCGGCTGCTTGTTCTTTTGGGTCTTTTATCGCTGCAATAATTGTAGACGAAGCGACTTGAGAAAAAGACATTGCGGCTTTTTGTTCGCGTCTACGTCTTTGTGCTGCTTGTCTTTCTCTACCAGGTCTTTCAGCGCTTTTTAATCTTTCTGTAACAATAGTTTGGCCATCGTCCGGGGCATCTTGAATGGTTACTCCTGGCCCAAACTCGTCGAGTACTGGATCTACTCTATCTACAATCTCGCCTGTTTCGGGGTCAATGTTTTCTTCGCCTTCAAATCCGCGAACCTCGGCTTCTATTTTTTTGTTCCTTGTGTTAACTACCTCTTCTTTAGTTTCCTGTTTAACAGTGTAGCCTTCCTCAGCGATTTGTTTTGCGTACTCCTGTTCTAACTTTGCAAGGACTGATTGTTCTTCTTTAGGTTTAAAAGCTTCTTCGTTTGGAATACTCTCTGCATGAATCTCGTTTCCATCTTTATCCCTAACTACAACTGCGTCTGTTTGAGACGCATCTTGTTCATAGGTGTACCCTAAATTTTTTCGCAGTTGTCCTTCACTAAAACCATTAGCTTGAAAATCATTAGCAAGTGCTTGGCTTTCTGAGTTACTTCTATCATAAATAAAAAACCCTGACCCATCAGGGTCTACAACAAAATCTAGTTTAGCGGCTGTTTTATCATCAATAACGCCTTGTTTTTGCAGATTGTTAAGGATGGCCATAAAGTAGCCTGCTTTATCTGCAGCGGTTTCCGAACCTTGAAAAGGAACCCATACTCCTTTCTTAGGTTTACCAGGAGTTAGCATGTCTCTTGTTTGGGCGGTAAGATCTCTAAGCGACTCTTGTGGTAATTTAGAAGCTGCTGTAACTTTACCCGACTTTATAGCCTCAACTATGTCACTTGCCCCTTCTACATTACTTCTAGCCAAACCAATAACATTTGCTACAGCTGAAGTAGGAGCAGATCGAGCACCACCAGCCCAGAATCCAACAAAAGCAGATTCTGCTCTACGTAGGTTTGCGTCTTGTGAAGAATATTCTGGGTCAATGGCCATTCTCTGACGAATCAACAATTCTTCTTGTCCAAGTTCTGTTAAACCTTCTTGAGTACCCCCTTGAAGCAGCCCCCCACCAAGACCACGGGCCATTTCTTTCATGTAGTTACCAAACTTTTTATCGCCCGTTTTAACAAAATCTTTAGCTGCTCTTTTAAACAAAGCACCTACAAAAAGCTTTTCGCCTAAAGTACCCAATACGGCTTGTGGTATACCTAAACCAAGGGCTGCTTTAGCTTCTTCTTTTGTTAATTTATACCCCGCTTCATCATATTCTGCTAACGCTTGAGAAGAACCTACCACATACTCCTGGCCAAAAGCACCTGCCCAAAAACCTACGTTTGCTGCTGGAAAATTAGCTATGGCTTGAACTGATGCAGGGCGTCCTAAGTTAGCGGCTTGTCCAGCTCTAGCTACATTTAAATAATTTACGTATTGTCCTGATTTTTTCGCTGTCTCATATGCCGCATCTAAAATGGCTTTTTCATTTACGTTTAATGCTGCTCCTTTACCTGCTTTATGTAGAGCATGTTTTTTAACAATGCTCGCCATCATGTCGTTTGTAACTTTCTTAGAAGCCGAAGATAATACTCCTTTACCTATAGTCGCAACGGCACCTCCAGCAAAGCCTGACGCAATAGAAGACACAGCCATAGGAGTAAACTGTCCTATGCCTTTTATGACTTGCTCAAAAAAACCTTCTACCGTAGGCTCCTCAACAAAAGCACTAAACTCTCCAAGGTCTCCTAAAATTTTGCCTGATGTTTGGCTTAATACTTCGGCTTGGTTTAGTCTTTTTTGTGCTTGCTCTTCGTCACCTTTTATGAGGTTGTAAATAGCACCAAACCTTTTTACATCTCCTTCAAGTTGTTGAGCCCCCGCCTCTGCTGCGGCACCAAAAGTTTCGCCTAGCGTATAACCCAGTTGCATGTCCTGCGGCGCAGGCGCATACGCTGCTTCTGTCGCTATTTGTGTTTCTCGTAGCATGTTTGCCACAGCGCTCTGTGGTTTCATTGCTTGTTCTGTAACTAATAAAGATTGGTTAAGAAGGCTTGCTACTGGGCTCGGCTTGCTTTTATTAACTGCCACACTAACCTTGTCCTGCGTTTTGGGCAACTACCGCAGAAAAAATAGTAGCTGTCGCTTGTTTGCCAAGTTCAGTGGACATTTTATAAGTTGAAATTTTACTTCCTCGGCCATCTCTTGATTTAAAGTGGTCAATTTTACCGCCCTTCTCCAAATATTGTGGGTCTGTTATTTCTTTACCGTTTTCGTCATAAGCTGCCATATTCGGAAGAAGTGTATAAGCTCCAGTTGCAGGGTCTTGAGCAAACGTAGCAGTCAATATTTCTTTCCAAAGAGGCGCTTCAGCGTTGTCAATCATATAAGTATTAAAAATTTGCATTTGAATATTTGAGACTTGAGTAAGATCTTGTAAAAGCTCAGGAGTATACTTTCCTCCATTCTGTGCCACAGCTGTTGCGATTCTAGCCTGTTCTGCCATTATTAAAGGTGCTGCCTTTTTATAGTTACCTGCTTGGAAAAAAGTAAAACTGCCATCGTCTTCTTTTTCTTCAAACATCTCGGTTCTAAAATTGTTTCCTTCTGGGGTTAAAGAGCCAGCTCTGTCTTCTTGTTTATCATAATATTCTTGCCACTGTCTTTCAGAGTTGCTTCTAGAAGTTGCTGAATTTGCCTGATTTACTTTTAACGTTTCTCCTGCCAAAGACCACATTCCAGTTTCCAAAAACACAGGCATTGACTGAATCATTTGTTGATAAATTTTCCTATCCTCTCGAATAGAAGCTAAATAATTAATCATAACCGACGACCTATCTGTTTTAGACATTCTCATCATGTTGCCGTTATGTACTTGTGTGTTAAAGTCGACAAGCGCTTGTTCCTTTTCAGCTGAAAGTGTTTTAGCCTTATCTAACTCAGCTTCCAAAGCTTCTATGTCTTTATTTACAACTGCTTCAGCCGCTTTTGCTGGATCTGCGTCTCCCACACCTTCGTTAAGTAAGTCTTTTTCTTCTTTTGGTATAGTTTTTCCAAAAAGGGTATTAGAGTCATTCATATATTTTTTAGAAAAAGCAACAGGGTCTGCATTAAACTCTGCTCTTGCTTCAGGGTTTGTTTTAAACACTTCGTCTAGTTTTTTCTTGTTTCCTGTATACCAAGCTTTTGCTTCTTGTACTTGTGTTTGCCCTCTTTCAGCCATTGCTCTTCTAAAAGCAGGTTCTGCTTCTAAGTGCATTGCGTTTAAAGTCTCAGCAGTTTGTTTTTTAGACAACGCGTCTAATCTATTACGTTCGTTTGGGCTAAGGCTAAGGTATTGCTCCTCGGTTAAATTTTTAGGTTTAAGTCCAGGTGTTTCAAGGTATCCGTCTTTTTGTTGTATCGGAGAAGGTCTCATAGTAACAACCCTACCCTGCGATTGTAGTCTGCCTTCTGTGTTTTCATTGAAAAGCAAACCAGCAAGCTCTTCTCCCATAGGCAAAGAGCCATCTTCTTTTATACCGTACCCAGCACCATAATTAACTACATTATCTTCAATTGGTGTTGGATCGGCTTTAGCCGTTTCTAAAGCTGCTTCGGCTGCAGTTACGCCTTCTTGTGCTGCGGTTGCTTCGCCTTCAAGTATTTTTAAGCGTTCTTGTCTAGAAACCCCCTCATTAAAAAGATTTGCTTCACTTTCATTAAAAAAACGAAGGTTTGTGTCAATGCCTGCTTGATCCGCTTTTGTTTTTTTATAAACCCGCATAAGATCATCTATTTTTGATAGAGGAATAGCGCCTACCGCTTCTAAGTCTACAGCTTCTGCTCCACCTTCTGCGGCTATTTCGTTTTCATCTCTGCCACTAGTTGTCATGTTATTTGTACGAATATTTCCGGTTTCAGGGTCAACTGTTCTAACTTTTGGAATAATAAAAATTTCGCCGTTTTCATCTTTGTATAGTGTTGAGTTTGTCTCATCTAACCTTTTTCCAGGCCCTAAAAACTCGCTTGCCATCCCACTTAAATTTACATAATCATAAAATTTATCTTCGCCCAAAAGTGCAAAAATATCTGTGGCTTTCATGCCGTACGTCCCTTCATCCACTTCTTGTCGCCTATAAAAATCCTCTGCATAAGATTTAAAATCGTCGCTAAGAGACATATCTTCTGGTTTTGCGTTTGGGTCTTTACTTATCCAGGCACTAGTCTGCTCTTTAGTATGTTGTCCAGTACGAAGATTTTGTTCTAGTTGGTTTAAAGCCATTTGTTCAATTTCAAAAGTGTCACGAAAGGCTCGCTCTGCTGCTTGTTGTTCTTGCTCTCTGTTATCCAAAATAATAGCAAGATCCGTCGCATCATTACGCGGGTTCATTTGGTTAGCAATGTTATCGAATAATCCCATATCTATATTAAAAATGCAGCAAGAGCAGTGCCCATGCTACCTATCATTGAGTTTCTTTGTGCTTTACTTTGCGCTTTAGCTTGTTCAAACGCATTTCTACGCATCACAGCATTTTCACCTGCTGATCCTAGCTGAGACAAAGAGCTTCTATTTACGCCCTGTCCAATATTTATTAAGTCTCCTAAAAGCTGCATGTTTTGTTCTCTTTGTGCCAAACGAGCATTTGTTAGTCCGCCCGCTAAATTTAAGGCTGCTCCTCGTTGTATATCTCGTTCAGCCTCGGCTTCTTCTGCCATTGTGCTCGTGTAGCCGTATCTTTTTCTATTTCTTTCGGCTATTTCTTTAGCTAGTCGTGTTTGCGTTTCTACATCCTCTGGCACTGCGTCAATTAAAGAAGTATCATCTCTCGCAGCAATTAAAGCATTTTCAAAGTCTCTAAAATTAGTTATATAACTATCATATTGGCTCTGTGCCACATTTGCCATTGTTTTATCTGGGTCAGATACAGGAGGAAGGCTAGAAGAGTTATATCCAGCTTGTGTGTTTTCATAGTTTAAAGTACCAATGTTTGCACTGCCTGTTGGTGCAGCTGAAGTGCCTGGAGCTGCTTGTTGAGAACTAACTAATCCAGCAGTTCCGCCCCCTACAGTCCAATTGCCATGGGGGCCTGCTTGTTGTGTATACCCCATAAACGAGTCTATATAATCAGGGTAAGTAGACATTTGCTGTGGAGCTGTAGATGTTCTTTTCTTAGGCATTATCCACCTGGGTAGTATTTGGGTCCTTTTTTACCAAAAGAACCTATGGTTGTATATCCTATCCTACGTTCACCCGCCTCGTCTTTATCCTCAAACATTTGACCTCTAGAATACCTCCAATCACCTGTTTGAGATTTATTACTCATGGCTTGTTGGAAACCAGCCCTACCAAGATCAAACATCATATTGTTCCTGGACAGACGAACATCTTGTTTAGCTTTTGCTTTAGCTAACCCTTCAGACCTAGCTAAACGTGACGCTTGTGCCAAAGCATCACCAGCATCAGCTGCTTGCCCACGTGCTGTACCAAGTACACCTACCTGCTGAGCAGTTTTAACGCCTTTTGCTGCTTGGTTAGCAGACAACATCTGTCCTACGGCTCCGGAAGCAAGGTTACGAGCTTGGCCAAGACCTTGCACTAAACCCAAATTACTCTGTCCGGTAAGCGCTTGCATAGTATCAGCTTGTGCTCGACCCCTTAGCGTAGGTGCAACTTTTTCAGTGGCTGCTTGGTCTCGCATTTCTACTAATAAAGGATCATACGTTTTTTGAAAATAACGCTGGTCCGCAGCTGCTATAGCTGCTTGTGTTTTCTCCGTTTCGCTCGGCTGATAGTCTTGTTGTTTAGGTTTACTTCCCATTACATCTCTTTTCTATACACTTGCATTATGGGTTCATACCCATGCCTCTTTGCAGCTTTAGTCCATCCTTTCCTACTAGAATGAAACTCAACTGCCGAAACATTACATTCCTCTGCAAGTTTATCCAAGAAAATAAATCCATTATCCTTGTGGTTAAATTTAGGATTTTGATACGTAGCCCATAAGAACAAAGTAGGTTGTCCTCCTGCGTCCTGAATAAACGACGTAATAATAAATCCAGCATAATAATCTTTTTCATACCCTATAAATAAATCTGCACTTCCAACTTTTAAAGCTGCATAAATATCTGCAGGTATCCAATCCGCATATGATTTTTTTCTTATTTTATGGAGATCCTGTTCTATGCGCTCATATGCAACACGCACATCTTCTACAGGTATGTGTTCAAACACGACTCCATTAATAGTCGATCTCCGTACCATATCTCTTATACCTTTTCCTTGGTGTCAAACCCACGCCTTTGTATTTGACCAATCTTCTTACTCCTAAGTCTCCTCCTCTTCCTCTAAGTTCAGCATCAGCTATCTCACCCTGAAACAAGGCATAATAATCATTTGCTGCTGTTGGGTCACTCCAATCTTTAGAAGGGATTCTTAATAAACGAAACAAAGTGCCGTAAATAATAGCATCTCTGTAGTCCGTAGAAAAATTTGTATTTATGTTATTTGAAGTTCTTGTAGGTTTAAGAGCAACACTTAGTTGTACTGCATTTGTTTTTGAACTCGAAGGAACAGGAACCAACCAAAAAGTGTCTGGGTTTTTTTGTAAATAAACTCGTGGAATACTTGAGCGGTTTCTCCAATCTGGAAAATTAAGTTCCAAACTTCTAGGGCTAATAGGGTCTAAATCATTTCCATCATGAATCATCCAAAGGATTTGATGGACTTGTGTACCAACAGGTTGACCAAAGTCGTATTCGTAAACACCAGACACAGTGCTTATAGGATCTAAATCATGTACATATGCTTGGCTTTTTTCACACGCTTCAATTGTAGCCGCGCGCAGGTGGTTAATTACCAACGAATCAGGACATCCTGGAACGTAGGGTAATATTTCTTTAACCAATGAATCATATGTTGCCATTTTTTACTTCTTTGTCTGTGGTAGTTTACCTAAATTAGAAACCGGCGGCGTATATAAAGGATGTGCCATTGAATGGTTAGGTACATTTGGCACTCTTTTTACATGCTTAACTCCGTTAATAACTTTTTCTACTGGTTTTCTTACGCCCATTTATGTTTCCTCCTTATGAGTCATTCCAATTTCTATATCGTGCTGTTGGCTTTATAAAAGCTGCTCTTCTTTTTTTATAGTACTCAGGCGGGTGTTTTCTTGTATCCTTCTTCTTTGTACTTGCGGTTGTTGTCTTCTTTTTAACGTCTGTTTTTTTCTTAACGCTTTTTTTAGTTGTTGTTTTAGGAGGACTCTTTTTTAAAGCTGCAGTTGCACTTGCTGCTCTTTTTCTACCTGCCGCCTGTGTTTTTTTAGTTGTGCGAGCTGCTTTTCTTTGAGACCTTTTAGCTGTTCTTGCTGAAACCCTAGCAGCTCTTCTTGAAGCTCTAGCTTTTTGTTTAACTGCCCTTTTAGCTTTTCTAGCTTCTTTTCTAGTCCCACCAGAAGCAAGTACTTTACGTTTTGCTGCTCTTCCCGCTTTTCTAGCTGCTCTTCTTGTTGTTGCCATTTTTATCCTTGCGCTACAGGAGCCATTTGTGGAACAGCTCTTGCCGCATCCATATTAGGGCTCAACATTGTTTGTGATTGTCCACCAGCGCCTAAACTACTTGTAAATAGTTGATAATGCATGCCTGCTCGCTGTTGGTTGCCTGCAAACTCTGCGTCTTTCATGTACGCTCTATATATAACAAAATCAATAATTGCGTTTGCGTAAATATCGTCTACATAAATAGTAGCACTCGTGTTAGCTAAATCTGTAGGAGCCCTAGAAAAAACAATTTCTACATACGCATTGCCTGCAACTCCAGGATATACATAATATTTACGAGGATCATCTTCGTCAAACACGTAATGCTTTACAGTTGTTGTATGCGCTGCATCTCCAGAAACCGTTGGGTCGTGCCAATTAGGTTCTTGTGAATCTAATATTTCACGATCAACTATACGAATAGATCTTTTGCCCGTTGCGCTTCCTCCAGCTGCAGACATATTACGAACTACTTTTATTAGCCTTAATCCAACGTCTGGAATAGCTTGTTCAGTTCCGGTAGCCAACTGTACATTGGCATGGTCCGCAGACGAATCTGGTCTTAAATTTACAATCTCCCTTTGTGCGTCATTTATATAACGCAAAAGTTCCGCCTCAGTCCAACGAACACTTGTCGTATCTTGAAGCGTGTCTTTAACTCTTAAAAGAATATTGGCGCCTGTTATGGTCCCAGCCATTTATTTATACCTCTATAATAATATCTTCTTTTTTCTTAGTTGCTTTTTTCTTCTTAGGAGCCGCTTTTGCTTTAGGTTTAGGTTCAGGTGTTACGTCTTTTATTTCCGTACAACCTGCATGTATACATTCGTATCCTAAATCGTCACCGACTTCTCTAATTTCTCCCGCCTTAACGGTAATTGCTGCACCCCATGGGGTAGAAACATATGTGTCAACTTGTGCTGTAATTTTCAATTTTTTTCTCCTGATTATGTGGGTAGCCCCGAGGGACTACCCACAAGACTCAACTTAGTATGCCACGTCTAAGCGGATAACACCAAAGTCTTCAACAGCACCGTTATGGTCACTGTTGTACTTAGGCTTCCTGAAACCAAGGATCTTACCAATTGAGATACCGTTTTGGTTCCCGTAGTCGAAAGAATCTTCAACTATTTCAGGGAGACCGATATCAGCCATAGCAAGAGCTTGCGCTCCACAGAATAAGCAAGCTGCGCCATCAATATCAGCATCAGCACCCCACTTATATCCGGCAGAACCAGCATTAGATGATGTTCCAGAAGTTGCGCCTGATGTGTTAAACACATGTCGGAACTCATGGATCATAACGCCATCAACCATAAGGCTTGAAGAACCTGAGAACAATTCGTTGCTAGGTCCTCTTACTCCAGCATTCCTGACGTTAGCTAGGAAGTCTGAATCAAGTTTAAGGTCAGCCATAACTTGAGGAGTCACAAACATGTGATAAACCTCGTCGCCACCTGAACCTCTCAAACCACGGATATAGTTATCCTTAGCATAGGCTTTAAGAGCAACGATAGTTTTGTACTGAATAGTGTCAGCAGCTACAGTAGCTGTAACATCACCAGCAACAAGACCACTAGTTGCATCCCATCTTCTATGCCTGTTGGTTGTTGGTGTAGAAACGTCACTAGCAAAAGCAAGGTCGCCTAGGTTTTGACCAGTAGTCATAACTGATCTTAGGGCTCCATTGTTTTTCTGAGTGTACGCAATACCAGAAAGCGTCAAAAACGCAATTTGGTCTATACGATCTGCCATTGCATACGCAAGGGCGTCTCTTGAATGCTCACGAAAGTTGACAACTGATTTTTGATCAGCAAGACGTCCAGCTAGACGGTTTGCAAATCTCATTTGATCAAGTTGAACAACGATATCGTATGCTCTCAATGCTTCTTCATTACCTTCGAGAGTGTAGTCTCCAATGATACCATCTCCAGTCATGTCAGCTAGAAGGGTTATTACCGCTCTCGCTCCTTTCTCAGATTTGGTTAGTTCAGAAATTTTCTGAACCATTGCATTAGGGCCACTACCCGCAAATTGGTTAATGAAGGACATATTCCGAGCAACACGCCAAAAATCACGTGACCAAATAGTGAGCTGTTCACTGGTCAGTGATGCAAAGTTAGTATTTGCCATTTGAATACTCCAAATTAATAGATTTAAAACCAATCGACTTATTTGGGGCGATATAATACCCGTATACCCTTTATCGTTGGGATACGCTCTCGTAGTTTTACGAATACGACCTCGCGCAGTTTTACGTCGGATGCGAGACGAAGAACGATTTTTTACGGGAACGACCCCGGCTAGATATCGTACTAGCAGACGAAATACTCTTTTATATTACATTAACTTCTAACCAAAGTCACCACGCATTCTACGTAATGTTTCTTCAGGTAATGCCATAAATTCATCATCAGACAACACGTCTATGTCTACAGGTTTCTCGCCGCGTTCTCCAGCGCCTTCGCCTTTCATAGCAGGCGGTTGCGATTTAGCTGCAGCCACTTTCTTTTTAACTGTAGTTTTTTGTCTGCGTTCTTGTACTTGCTCTTTAGTAACAACATTTTCGTTGCCCTGCAAACTACTATCACCTGTTGTCATGTTTAACAAATCTGGTCTTTTTGCAGCTAGTGTATATTCAGTTGCTCGTGCCAACGAATCAGCCGCACCATAGCCTTGCACAATAAAAGCATCTCTAAGTTCCATAACCTCTTGAGTTATACCTTCATCAAAAGTAGGACTGTTTTGGTCCAATATAGGAAAAGTAGATTCAATTTCGTTTGCTTTTGCTTGTAGCTCTTGCGCTTCTTGACTCTGTTGAACTGTTTGACCCATCTGTTGTTGAACTTCAAACATCATTGCTTCTTTTTCAGCTTGTCGAATTTCATTACGAACCACAGCAGCTTGATTCATTTCACCATCAAGTAGCAATTGTTGATACTCTTGCTCTTTAGATGCGAAGTCATATTGAGGAGCCTCAGCTTTAGCTGCCGCTTCTGCTTGTTCTATCTCTTCAATTCTTTTTTGCATTTTTTTGTTTTTAGCAAGAACTTCATCAAGTCGAGACTTAGGAACCATAGGTGCTTTAGGTTTGTCCTCTACCTGTTCTTCCGCCACCTCTTCTTCAACTCCTCCATCGTCTGATCGTGTAGCGTCTGCATCTGCGTCAGCCATTGTTTCTTCGACCACCTCTTCTGGGCTGTCTTCTGCCTCTGGTTCTGCTTCGCTTTGTTCTTTTGCCTCAAGTTCTTCTGGGCTCGTTTCAAGATTAGTCTCGTCTCCAAGTGTGTCTTCTTGCGATGTCTCTGTTTCTTCATCAGTCACTCCTTCGTCTTCTGATACTGTTTCAAAGTTCATATCTACATTAAAGCCTTCTGCGTCTTCTTTAGTAATCGCGTCTGCTCCTGGCATTCTGTCGTAAATAATATCGCCTTGTATATCTTCGTTTGGGTTTGCTTTCTTCTTAGCCATCGTTATTACCTCCTGTTGGTGTTTTCATAGCTGCTACAGCAATTTTACTCGCTGCTTGAGTTTCAGAGGCAAGGTTTCTTTGCTCGTTGGTTAATCCTGCTAACCTTTCGCGCAACTGAAGCTCTTCTCTCTTAATTTGAAGTTGGTTTTGCATTTCTGCTATTTTCATTTGTGGGTCCACTTGTGCTGTTCCTTGAGCTTTAGCAGTATTAAGGGCTGCTTCGCTTTGTAGTTTAGTTACTTCTGCTTCTAGTTTACCAATCTCTAACTGCATTTGTGTCATAGCTGCCTCTGCCTGGAACTGTTGTATAGCTGCTTGTTCTTCTGTTGGCGGCTCTGTACCTTGCATCATACGTATTCTTTGTGCCACTTCGCCTTTACGTGATAAATGTGAATAATCAACAATAATGTCATCTGGTATTGGAACACCAACTTGTCGAAGTTGTATTGCTTCAGCAAATTGCATTTCATCAAAGTTATCTCTAGCTGGGCTAGTAGATACAACAACATCGTACTCCCCTAAAGTAAGGTCGTTTATAATTTCCCCTTCTGGTGTCATTTGGTTAAGTACCATAGGTTCACTTGCCTTCATAGGATCAGACTCGTCTACAATTTGCACAATACGCTCTTCTGTATAATAAGCTTGAACAAGATTTAAAACTTTCTCCGCTAAATACTGTCGTGTTTTAGCTAAGTTGTCCAAAGGCACTTGTACCATCATTGCGCCTCTGTTTTGTTTTGCCTGAATTGCAACACCTGACACTTCTGGACTGTCTGTACCTAACATTGAGTCACTGATGCCACTAATCTGTTTTATGTTAATAGCAGCTTTTTGACTGATACGATCTAAACCGGTAGGAATCTGGTTCGGCGGAATTTTAGCCGGAGGGTTAAACCCACGGTTAAATTCGAGTACTAGTCCTGTCTCAGCACCATGCTCTTCTAAGTCATCTGCATCCATGCCACTTAGAGAACCAGCTTCCACAATCCAACCGCTGTTAGCAGTTGTGTTTACAATGTGTAGTTCTTGAGAAGAGATCTTGTTCAGCTGTTCCTGGGGGGATATCAGATTACGAACCATACCAAAAGGTCGACCTCTTCTCCAGAAAGGAAAATAAGGAACTAAAGTAAAATGGTCATAAGGAGACCAATCATCATGTAAAACTACCAAATCTGCTGTTACTGTCCAACGTACTTTACGTACAAGTTTTGTAAGAATTTCTAAGCCAAACTCATCTGCAAAGGCTTCTCGTTTTTTCTTTTTCCAATTATATGGTACTTCGCGCATGTCTCCAGTAACAGAATCGACATAGAACATACACTCTTTTAATCTATAATATTGACGCTCTACTACTCGAACCGAGCGAAGCGCGCGATTTTCTTCTGGGTTAGTTGTGTTCCCTTGTTGATATTCAACACCGCTATAAGTGTCACCATATCGAACTTCCTCAAACTCAATTGAATCTGTACCTAAAACTGACCCTTGTTCTACAGTTATACGCAGTTTGTCTGCTTGCTTTTGTCCATAGGTCTCTTCTATCTCATCAAGACTTAACCACCGCGTTTCAAAAATCTCGTTCCACGTTCGGGGGTCATAATCTTTTGCATCTGGGTCAATAAGAATATCTAACGGGTCTTTAGCTGTTATACGAACTTCGCCTTGAATGTGGTCATCAAAGTCTACGCGCACATCAAACCAACCCCTGTCTTGTATAAGACCATCAGAAAACACTTGCGACTCTACCCACTCTAACTTGTTGTTATCAGAAATCTGCATAAACAACTTAGTAAGTGTGTCCGCAATATCCTGTTTGCCCCGCCCCCTAGGTTTAAATGTCACATCAGCTCTACGTGTACTTTGCTCACCGAGCACAGTATTAATTGTAGGTAATATAGTATTAATAGTAAGGGCGGGTCTGCCTTGATCATCTAATGTAGATAAATCAGCAGCATCCCATTGTTCTCCTCGATAAAAAGCATCGCATCTTTTTGCGACTGCGATGTAATCTTGATGTCCGTTGTCACGGGCGCGTGTATATGCGTCCCATTGATCACGGGCAAGTTGGTGTTCTTTTGCTTTACTTAACCTTTTGGGTTTGTCGGATCTGTATGCCATTAAGCGCTCATTGCTGTTTTCTTGTTATCACTTTTTACTAAGTGTCTTAGTCTATCTCTCCAAGATGGCTCAGGTGCAATGTTCTCATAGAATGTTGCAAACTCAGTCATCATAAGACCGATCCACGCCAAGGCGTCGACCTGGTCATCGTGCGTACCATTAGGAAACCGTAAAAGTTCTGCGACAAGAGGCCCAGTCCACACAGTTTCCTTTGGAAAGTATACCATGCCTTGTTGCATTCGTCCTTGAATTGCGCGCGCTCTTGCTTCCTTATCTCGTCGTCCAACTTTTAAGTCTTTAAAATACGCTTCATGTAGTCTACGCTCTTGGACTCTTTTTTCCAAGAACGGACCAATTGCCATCTCTATGTGACCCTTCTCTATGCCAACAATTCCCGGCCTCCAAGTCTCATAAAGATCTAAAATTTGTTCTACCAATTCAAAGCCATCAAACTTGCCGCGAACAGTATCAACAACGTACATATTATCATACTCATCGACCCCGACCACAAGACCAACCGAATAGTCATTTCTATCTCTTTGGCCAATCGCGAGATCCCATGCGCAATAATATCGTAACTGCGACAAATCAACGTCTTCATCTTCATAATAGCGTATCATATCTCGCGTGAAATAATCACCTTCATCTGCAACAGGGTTCTGCTGATAAAGTGCGACCCAATCCCGCGGACCCACCGCTTTTTGTATTTGTTGCAGCGCATCGAGGTTGTATCGCTCAGGGTGTAATGCTTCGCCAGTTTTTCTAAATTCTTCGTCTTTTTCCGCAATCGCAGGGTATTTAACTACTTCCCATTGGTCTGCTCCGTCTTTAGCTGCAGTCAACAACCGCCCCGCCAAATCATCATCGTGCCACCGTGTAAGAATAATAAGTACACCACCCCCGGGGGCCAGACGTGTATACGCAGTTGATGTGTACCAGTTCCATACTGACTCCCGATTAAATTCGGATTCGGCGTCTTCCCGGTTTTTTACAGGGTCATCGATTACCAAAATATTTGCACCTTTACCCGTGATACCTCCACCAACACCAGCAGCCACGTACCCTCCTCCTTGGGTCGTGAGCCACGCTTCGACGGATTGACTTGTTCGATCCAAAAGTGTCTTAGCAAAAATGTTTCTATAGTTAGGTTCGCGCAAAAGTTGCCGCACTTTTCTAGAGAACGTCATTGCGAGCGAGCCTGAATACGAACAACTGATAAACTCGTGTTTGGGGTTTTTACCCAAGTGCCACGCCGGAAACGCGACACTCGCCAAAGTGGATTTACCATGCCGCGGAGGCATAAACAACATTAGTCGCGGCGATTTACCATCTTCGACGTCTTGACTGAACTGTTCGAGCCTCTGGCAAATGTCTTTGTGCACCCATCCCGCAAGGTAGTCTGGGTTAAACCTTTCGACAAAAGGCAGAACATGCTTGCGAGACAGGGCTCTTAGGGCGAGCTCTCGCTGAGCAGCCTCTTCTCTAGAGAGTTCAGGCTTAGAAGTGGGAGATTCTTCTTTCTCAACGGGAGCCGCAACTTTTTCTGCTGCATCTGCTTTACAATATACGCAGACCCCTCCTTCGGGTATAAGAGTTTCTGGGTAAGAAGTCAAACACTCCTTACATTCAATCTTTTTTATTTCCATCCCTTCTTGGCATTAAATACTGGTTGTCCACACCAGCAATTTTAAGTAATTCTGAATCCGGCAGTCGTTCTAACTGCTGTACATTCTTCTCTATATTGATATTTATCTGTGTTGGGTTCTCAGGAGCATGTAGACCGTGAAGCTTGCACAACGAATCGGTAATCTTGCACTCTTCGGTCGCGGTTACCGACTTACGATGCGCTTCTAAGTACATATTAGTAGCAACACTTTTGTCGAATTTTACCTCATCGCGCAATTCTTCACGGAAATAAGCTACCGCTTTTTGAATTTTGGGCTTTTTAAAGATTTTATACACATATTCGGCGTCTCCGTACCCCGCTGCACGGCCCGCGGCTGCTTTTGACATGCCACGAAGGAAAAAATGCACTAATCGCTCTTCTTGAGTCGACAATTCATTGAGTTGTAGTCCCGCGTACGGGTAATGTGACTGCATTTCAGCTCTATCCTCGTCCGAAAGCTCCAGTTTTTCGATTTCTTCCGTCATAAATAGGGTTATTATAGTTAAAAGTCTTCTTTTTTAGCAATTATATTCTTACACCACCAATAAAATTCGCTTTCTCCGAGAGTATGCTTCATTACATTTACACGAAAGGCCACTAATTGTATGTTTTCGGGTACATATCCTTTATTGGGGTCTTTTCTATCAATGCTAACGTTAAAATTTTGAGATCCTTCGCCCGATTGCCACGTTAAATACACACCAGATAACGCACATTTACCCTCTTGGTGGTCCCATAACTCGTACAGTTGTTCAATTTCAAGGTTCCAGGTTAACGGTTCACGTTCCTTGGCTCGGGCGTACTTCAATTTGGAATAAATCTTTTTTAAATACGCGTACGGAGAATAACTAGATCTAGCCGTACGTTGTGCATTTTCACATGTTCGGCATGTAGCTCGTTTGTTCCCGCTCTTCGTCTTGTTGTACTCGTCCGAAGGTAAGTCCCTTTTACATTTTGCGCAAATTTTTTTCGGCAAAATTTTTCCTAAAATATTTTTTCTTTAAAAAGTATAACACAATCGCTCACGGATTGGCCCCCCTCTCCGTGTGCGGAGCACCCGTAGCCCCGATTCGACATTTGGAACCTTGTTTCTATATTTCTTCCCTTGGAACCTTGTCCAAATTTACTCTCATCGGGGCATCTTATATCGCTATCGCTTATGATCGAGCAGAGCTCGAGTTATTTAAGACGAGCATAGCTCGAGCACGCTAGCGCGTGAGTCCTTGGTGTTGTGTTATTAATCAATTAGAGGAGTATATCCTATGAAAGAATGGACAGAAAGAGAAGAGCTTGAAGCTTATATCTACGATGGACATAAAGATGCGTATGGCTTTAAAGGCAGGCATTATAACTTTGATGCAATGTCAATTGAAGAGCTTCGCGCTGAAGCTAAAGAGATTGAGTCTGCTATCGTTGAAGCTATGAAGCTTGAGGCAGAGCTAGAGCAACTTCGTCTTGCTCAGTTTGAATCAGAAGTAGCTGATCTAATTACTATCACTGGTTCTCGTAGCGAGGCTATCAAAAGCCTTTTAAAGAGCAAAGATCTTGATGAACGCATCAGATGTGAAGACGACCTTGGCTACATTTGTTATTGCTTAGGCATTCCATATGAAATGAAGAAAGAGTTCGCTGAAGTCTATAATATACCGACTTACGATGAACCTCAGCTTTTCATCAACCGTAGTATAGATTGGAATTCCATCTAACTACTATCACTGCTTCACCTTGGGGCACGCCTATGGGCGTGTTTCCTTGGTGTTGTGTAATTTAACTTTAATTAAGGAGAAAAAACTATGGTTAAGTCTATTGCTTTATTCCTGTTCTACTTGTTCTTACTTGTAGGCGGAATCTTCATGGCACTAACTGGTGTTGTTTTATATCAGCCTGATATAGATGACTTCTGGCTACTGCCTTACGCATACGGCTCGTTCGGGCTCGTGATGATATACGCATCATGTCTCGTAGCAAGTCATTTTATAAAAGGGGAATAACATGCATTCTACTCTTATCAATCGCAACGGCTCAGTTCTTAAACGGACTGGGCTGTTGTGTCACCCTTTCGATAAACAGTTCGGAGATCTTCTAGACATTAGTCGGGAGTACCGAGAGCTAGAGTTCGGAAGGTACACTAGTTTCTTTGGGCTTGATGGTGCTAACTACAAGTACTCTGGCAAGAATCACCTTGCTAGACCTATGCCGTTAGTACTATCATCATTCAGAGATCTAGCCCTAGAACGCGCGTACTACTCAGGCTTTCTGAAAAACGCGCCACTAATTGACCTCTTCAACCACATTCTTCTCAACGAATACGAAGAAGGTCAAAAACTAAATGCACACAAAGACGACGAACCCGACCTCATCGGACCAATTGTCAGCATTAGTTTAGGTGCACCTGCAAACTTCAACTACGGAGTTAATCGCAACTGCACTACGTCTACGCTCTTAGAGCACGGTGATATTCTCATTGGAAACAAACATTTCTTTGATAACTACTATCATTCAGTCTCAGAGCCACAGGACGGAGTAAGGATCAACCTTACTTTTAGAACTGTTAAGGACACGATCTCTTCAAAGAGATCGTGATTCCTTGGCATTATGTTATTAACAGTCAAATACGGGGGAAATACCTATGACAAATAGAAAAGAGTTAACTGTATCTCAAGTAAAATGCAGAATCCAAAAGAACGACACAACAGCTTACGCATATCCTATGGGAGCTGTTTGGTTAATGGAAAAAGCTATGGGAGTCAACATTGTTCCAAACTTTGAACTTCCTAAGCGTGTAGATAACCAAGGCAACATAAAAACATGTCCCTTGGAGATTTACTTTGACAACTTAACTGATGACATTCTTCAAGCTGTCGTCAACTACGCTAAAACATTAGACATCGTCGCTGACGAAGGAGATAAATCATGACAATAACGCGTAAACTCGGTGGAGTATCACAAAAATGGTACAGCATCGTTAAAAAAAGAACACTTCCAGTCGCTCAAGGACTCATAGACGAGTTTAAAGTTGGTTGGAACTATGAAAAACATGGTGGAGAAGTCGAGATAAAAGTCGACGAAGACGGAAACTTTGTCTTTACACCTACACGGGAGAACAACCATGACTGAATTACTTTTAGTCTTTTCCTTAATTCTACTAGTTTTAGTCATTGACTATTACTTCTGGAAGGCTTAACGGGTTTACCCCTGGGGCATGGTGGCCGACAAGCGGACACCATGCCTTTCTTTTTTATTTAACATAGAGTCATCGTGTGCCGTTTACTACTATCATCGCGAGCCTGTGAGCGTGATTCTAGTACCGTGGTGCAAAAAACTTGACTCTGTGTACCGCTTGTACCAGATGTGTACCACCACTTTTTGCAATTAGCGGTACAGCTACAGCCCCCGTAAACACGGACCGTGAACCGTGAAACGGCACCCGTGTACCGCGTGTACCAGCTAAAACTCTCGGATACTAGTTATTTAACCTATGTTCTATATTAATGTCTAAAAGTCTAACAGACCTAAAAATAGCGGTACAAATGGTACAAAGTCCTACAACCCTTATCCTAGAAGCATCTCAGCTGTACCACCACTTTTCAACTCGTGGTACACTTAGCATCCGCTCGGACCCCCAGCCCTTACAGCTACTGCATATCAGGTGTACCACTAGTCCTGGTACACGGGCAGAGCCCGTGGTTCCTTGGCTTTGTGTTATTAATTAAATTAGGAGTAGATCATGGACATAGATTTACCACAATACATACTTGATGACTTGTTTACTAAACATGAAGACGAGCGAGATCGTGTTCGTGACGGTATACCTAGTGTGATGCTTATGAAGTATTGGACTAGTCGCAGTTATGGTAGACACCAAGAGATTGGTTACAAAACTAGGCGTAAACGAAAGTATGGTAAGAGATATAAACTGCTTAAATTTTAATTGCGGTTTGTTGAGTGCTTACCTTGGTGAGTGAATATTAACCTTCTATATAGAGGAGAATAAAAATGGCTAATGTAGATCATTTTGACCCGTCGGAGATGGAGACGGAAGAACTAATTCCATCAAATGAGACCCCTGAGTCTGCGTATCGTCCAGATACGATCGGTGACCCAGAAGGCTCCGAAGAAAGAGATAAGCAAGTAGCAATTGTGTTACCTGATTTCTTTTATCGCAGATATAAACTAGACGATGCAGGTAATCCTACCTTCAACGAAATAGTTGTATCTCAAATCATGGAAGTCTTTGATGCTAAGTATGGCACTGAGCAATCGCATAGTGACGACAAAGCTGAAGACTATTTTAACAGCCAAGTTGAACAAGTCGTTGACGGTTTCAGCCAGCTGTTAGAAGTTGATCCACAAACAACTGGTATCAATGCATTGCAATTGGCTACCAGAACCTGGGCTGAGTTCGCTAGTGTTGCTTATGAGTATAAAGACTCAATTAGCACCATTAAAGAAGATCAGGAGATACCAGATTGGCTAATCGATAGAGAAGACAAAATGGTTCAGCTCGGTCGTAAAGCTAGAATGTTGTCAGCTTTTCTTAACAAAATGGATGACAAGTTTGGTCTTAAAGATGTTGAGATCAGTCGCTTCAGAGTCCAACAAGCAGTTGAGAATCGTCTACAGCGTTTAGCTGAGTGGAATTACAATCAACATGCAGACAAATCTGGCGCTGTTACTAGTAAGACTATTACTAATCAGACAGCTTCAGCAATGTTTGATAATGCGTAATTAATGTCCCGAAGTGTCAGCTCTACTTTGTTACTCAAAGGGCTTTAGTCACCCCCAACTTTTGACCTGTCGGGTTGGAACGACTTAAAAAGCTCAGGCAGGTCATTAGGTTGGTGCTCAACCTGTTGTCTAGACCTAAAATCTAGTACATCTACCAAAAAGCACCCCTTGGTCTGGTTCGGGGTATAAACCAGAGGGTAGCCTGGAGTCCTGTTGGCAGATTCTAGGCTATCACTTTTTTTTATTTATGCAAGTAATCATGTGCTGTTTAAATATCTTATTCAGTAAAACCCATTTGCCAGTTTATTGGCTGTTTTAATTTAATTTAGGAGTAGGAGTATGCATCAAATACGTCCAAAGCATCTCGTTTCAGAGATTGTTGATAACATGCGTGCCGGTCTTAACACCATGATTTGGGGTGGACCAGGTATCGGTAAATCAGAAATACCAGAACAAGTCGCCACGAGCCTTGGTCAAAAGTTGTTAGACTTTCGTGCGAACTTGTTTGATCCTGTTGACGTTCGTGGTGTCCCACGAGTTGTCAAAGTTAAGGATCAAGACAAATATTTTACATCGTGGGCTGTCCCAGATGTATTTCCAATTGTGGAGCGAGATGGTGAGCGTGGCTTATTCTTCATTGATGAATTGCCAACGGCGCCGCCTGCAACACAAAATGCGTTCCTGCAGTTATTATTAACCAGAAAGGTTGGGGATTATCATCTACCGCATGGCTGGTCTATCATAGCTGCAGGTAACCGTTTGACAGATTCTGCTGCTGTCTACCAAATGCCATCACCTGTCAGAAACAGGTTAGCTCATTATGAGTTAGAACCTAATGTTGATGACTGGTGTGATTGGGCAATTGGCAATGGCATCAGCGATTCGCTTATCTCATTTATGAGATATCGCCCTGGGCTGTTGTATTCATTTGACGCCGACCACTACTCTTTTCCTACTCCTAGGAGCTGGGCGTTAGTGGATAAGAAGTTGAAGATAAACAACAATGAAGAGACATTGTTTTACGGTGTGTCTGCATTAGTTGGCGATGGCCCAGCAGGTGAGTATGTAGCATTTAGAAAAATTGCTGACTCACTCCCTGATATTGACAATTTGATTGAGAATCCACAGAAATACAAACATGATTCTGATCCAGCTATCTTGTATGCCCTCACAGGTGCTTTGGCAGCTAGGGCAACCGAAGACAAGATAGCTAATATTATGCGTATTGGCGACAAGTTGGAAACCGAATATCAAGTTGTTCTTGTCAAACAGTCAATTCAACACGACAAGGCTAGGGCTAACTCAAGTCCAAATTATAAACCTATTATTGATTCTCCTTCTATACAGAAATGGATCAATGATAATTCAAATGTAATCTTATAAGGAGAGTGTTATGGCTTTTTACGAAGTTCTTATCTTTATTATAGCTTTCGTTGGTACTTTGTTACTTCCAATAGGCTATACGGTCTATGACCGGCACCATACAAAAAATGGTGTTTTCATTATGGTATATGGTTTCTTTTGTTCAATAGTAACCATTGCTGGCATTATTAATCTTTTAACTTAGAGGTATATTATGGCAACTGTCCGTATGGCTGACTACCTTCGTCACAATATTGTCAAAAAGTTTAAACAACTTTATGACAAGTCTAACCCACCAATTGAGCAAAAAGCTTATCACGGTGACAAACTCTATGAGACTTTATTGTCTGGCAAGATTGAGAAACTCAACGAGAAGATTGTAGAGTCTTTTGGAAACATTATTGAGCTTAATGAGCTTCTTATGGAAACAGATACTCTTAAAATCAAAACAGACATGATGCTTTATGACTATGAAAGAGAGTATGACGAAATCAAAAGCACACACTTTTATAAAATTAAAGAAAAGTTTAAAGAAGATGTTGAAATTGAAGTACCTTTGTCTTCTCAGTCTTTAATGTTTTGTCAAAGAGGAGGGTATTACGACACTCCAGCAGCAATTCACGTTGATGAATTAACTAGTGTTGATATACCTGACGCAGCAAAAGAGTACATAGAGAAAATTAAGAAGAACCATCAAGATGAATCTTATCGTTATGCTAAAAAGTATATAGATTCTGAAAAAGTTGATGAAACTCTTCTTCAGTT